AATTCTATAAAATTACAGAAACACAAAAAACAAAGATTCATACATTTACGTATGAACAACATATTAAATCCAACAGATTCTAGATATCTCAATAAGACAGATATAACACATAAATTCTTTTCAGAAGAAAACTATTATTATACAGTAATGAAAATAGAGATATATTATTATTTCTATTGTTTACAAAAATTTAAATTATTCTCTGATGAAAGAATATTAGATGAAATGAATTTTATGTTGAAAAAATTAGATTTTAATAAATCTAACGTTGTTGCTTTAATTAAAAAAGAAGAAAAAAATACAAAACATGATATAGTAGCTTGTTGCAATGTTTTGAAAGATTATCTTAAACAAAATACATTTACACAAAATCATTTAGAATACGTTCATTTAGGATTAACTAGTCAAGATATTGTTTCTCTGGCTTATAATACAATTTTTGATAATTGGAGAACAGAGATAACAAAAAAATATTTTGGTTTAGAAAATACAGATGTTTTTCTAAAAAAATTTGATTATCCATTTGTAGCAAGAACACATGGTCAACCTGCTTCAATATCTAATTTCAAATTTGAATTTGATAAGATTTATAAAAGAATTCAGATTTTATTAAATGAGTGTAATAATGATTTTTATTTGTACCCAATAAAATTTTCTGGTTCTATTAATAATTTATCTTTATCAGAATTAGGTTTAGATAAAAAACATTATACAAATTTCTTATTTTTTTATGGTTATAAAACAGGTAATTATTTTAGTTTAGATAAAAATGCTACGCAAACGGATTATTATGAAAATATAACAAGATCATTACAAAAATTCTCATTAATAAGTTCTTATCTTATTAATTTTTGTAGAGATATGTGGTATTATATTTCTTTAGATTATTTTAACATTAAATTTACGGAAAAAGAAACTGGGTCATCAGCTATTCCTAGTAAAATTAATCCTATTTTATTAGAAAATGCTGAAGGAAATCTTGAAAAATTCCAAAATGATTGTGAATTTTATGTTAAAAAATTATCAAATATTACATATGTAGGAACTGCCAAGAGTTCAGATGGATATAGTTATGTGGAATGTTACGAAACAATTTAAAAAATAAAGTTATGGAAAAGTTTGAGATTACAAGAGAGCAGATTATTGAATTATCAATACAAAATAATATTGAAATTAAATTAAAAAAATGGTTTCCTGATGCTTTTAAAGCCAAGTTTACAGGATGGGCAAAAGATATTTATGAATTCAACAAAGAATGGATTGCTTATTATGAAAATGATATTTTAAAATACGGAATAAACGCATCTGGAGATTGGTTTGAATCTAAAAGCAATGCTAATTACAACGAATGCGAAAGTAATAGGGTAGCAACAGAGCAAGAAGTAAGAACCGCTTTAATTAACGAGGCTAAGAAAAGAGGGTTTGTTATGGGATGTACTTGGAATAGTAGTGTTTTCACTGCTTTTGCTGGATATTCTTTTTATTATAATTTCAAATATAATAGCCTAACATTGCAAGGGGCTACTATTTTTAAAAATGGTATTTGGAAAGTTGTAGACGAGATAATTGAAACAATCACAAAAGAAGAAGCTGAAAAATTACTTAATAAAAAAATAATATAATGGAAAAGAAACACGAAACCATTTTTGAAATGGAATATAGACTTAAGAAAGAAGCTAAGGAAATTGCAAAAAATCACGTAGATGTTAAACCAATTAAATATTTATTGAAATGAAAAAATTAGAAAGATTATACGACAGAATTTCATTTTACTTATGCGGAAATCAAAGAAACTTATTTCGTTATTAATGAAAAAGATGATGCAAATAGCTATGGAATGCGATACACGATATAACGATGTTTATTCTGTAGTCAGGAAGTTAAGAATTAAAGGAACAAAAGCAAATGAATTTAGAAACTCAACAGTAAAATTAGACAAATATCAGGAGGAGCTTGTACATCAATGTTTGTATTTTGAGGGTAAAATAACAGAATTAACGTTAGAAAGTAAAATGAATTATGAATCAGAATAAGCCAACTCACTACCAAACAGACAATAACATCGATATTATAGATTTTTGTAAAATGTATAACTTAAATTTTAATCGTGGTAATGTAATAAAATACGTTGCAAGAGCCGGGAAAAAAGATGACGAAATAAAAGATTTAGAAAAAGCTTTGGATTTTATTCAAAGAGAAATTAAATATTTAAAAGAGAAATAATTATGAAAAAATACAAATACATAGGAGAGTCTGACGAAACGACTACGAAAGGAAAAATTTATAACGTTAAACCGAATGGTATTTTTATAGACGATACTAACTCGGAATGTTGTTTAGGAAGTGACTATAAAAAATATTTTGAAATTGTAGAAAATGAAGAAGCAAAACAAAAAGAAAAAACTTACACTGAAAAAAATATAGATGATGCTTATGATAAAGGCTTTAAAGATGGATCAAATAAACAATTAGACAAAATGTATAGTGAGGAAAAAGTATTGTTATTATTACAAAAAAGAGATAGTCACAATATTACTTATCCGACAACATTTAACGGAGGTTGGTTGACGCCTAAGGAATGGCTTAAGCAATTTAAAAAGAAATAATTATGAAATTAAGAGAAAAATTTAAAACAGAATTTAGTATAAACACATCAGGTGAGTCTGGAAGATTTGCGGATAAATGTGAAAGCATAGCGGATTATTTTGCTATTGGGTTTGCAAAGTGGTCAGAAAGTTACACATACCATGAAAAATTTAATGCTTGGATTAAAAATAATAGTTTAACCGTTGAAAAAAAGACAACAAAAGAATTATTAGAAATCTATAAAAAAGAAAAAAACTTATAATTATGAAAAAAATCAGAACCAGATTAAAGCCTTATGAAGCTATTTCTTTAGGATTAGAGCCCGCTAATGGAGACAGTCACGGAAATCAAAAGTACCGCTTAACCGAAAGTCAAAAATTAAACTTAGATAAAATAAGGGAATTTCATAAAACCAATTTTAAGACAATTAAACAAACATTAGACAAAGATGGTCATATATTGTCTAAAGTTGAAAAACTCGTCCCTGATAACCTTATTTCAATCCCAGAGAATCACGAAATAAAAAGGGTAAGCACAAATGTTTCTACTAAACAACAATGGGTGATAACAGAGCCTATTAAAAAAGGTGTTGAAACCGAAAAAGAAATTGATTTTTTAAGTATTTTTAAAGATAAAATAGAACCTATAATTATTAATTACGATAATGATTTTTCGCTAAAAAAATCTTACGGATGTTTTTTTGACAGAGCTATATACACAGATACTCATGTTGGAATGAATGTAAATAAAGATGGATTTTCTTTGTATGACGGATTATGGGACGAATCAGAACTATTTAAAAGATTGGAAATTTTTGTGAATTATATTGTTAAAAATCAAAAATCAGAAACTTTATTTTTAAATGATTTAGGTGATTTCATGGACGGTTATGATGGATTTACAACACGTGGAGGTCATGCGTTGCCACAAAATATGGATAATCAAAAAGCATTTGATGTTGGGTTGCGTTTTAAAATAATTATGATTGATTCATTAATCAAAAGTTATTATAAAATAAAAATAGTTAATATATGTAACGATAATCATGCTGGGAGTTTTGGTTATATTGTAAATAGTGCATTTAAAACATATATAGAGCTGAAATATCCTGATAATGTAGAGGTAATTAATCAAAGAAAATTCATAGACCATTACATTATAGATAATCGGTGTTTTATTCTTACACACGGAAAAGATGATAAAAGTTTAAAATTTGGGTTTAAACCAAAATTAGATGCTGTGCAAATAGAAAAAATCAAGAATTATATTGATGAATATAAACTACACAATTATGATATTGAATTCGGAAAAGGAGATAGTCATCAACTGCTTTTTGATTCAACATCATCTACCGCTTTTGAATATCAAAATTTTGGAGCGTTAAGTCCTCCAAGCGATTGGGTTAAAACTAACTTTAAAAATACAAAAAGCTCATTCACTATAATGAATTATTTTGAAAAACAAAAAACTATCAATAATTATATTTTTGATAAAATGTAAAATAATATGATAAAATGTAAACAATGCGGACAACTTAACGGAGTTCATAAAATGAGTTGTGAATCTCGAAAAGTTACAATTATGGCAGATTGCGAATGTAAAATTCCAGAACCACAAATAAAAGTAAGTGAAAACGGTATAAATAGTTATTGCAAAAAATGTTGTAAAAATTACAAATCAAACTAATGGAAAATTTCACGCTATATTACATGTTTAATGGAAAAAAGTATAAAAGTACTGTTTTAGCAACCGACAGAATACACGCTATGAATTTAATTAAAAATAAGATTGAATTTATTAGCGAGCCTAAAAATAAAAATAATGATTTTATGAAAACTTTTAACGACATTATAAATGGCAAAACAAAGTAACTTAACGCGAATAAAAAGAGTCTTAGAATTTTACCGTAAAAGAGGGTGTAATTCTGAATTTGCAAATAAAGTTTATAGGAAAATAATAAATAGTAAGAGATTATGCTAACAATTACAAACGAGGACAATATGCTATTAATGTCACGCTATCCTGATAATTATTTCGATTTGGCTATTGTAGACCCGCCATACGGAATTGGAGATAAATTCAAAGGCGGTAAAAGTGGTAAAATGAATTTTAATGAAGTAGTTGACAAAGGTTGGGATTGTGTGCCTACTAAAGAATATTTTAACGAACTTAAAAGAGTTTCAAAAGAGCAAATAATTTGGGGAGGGAATTATTTTGATCTACCACCAACCCGCTGTTTTATAGTTTTGGATAAGTGCATTAGCGATGATTTTACTTTAGCAATGGCAGAAATAGCTTGGACTTCCTTTGATAAATTAGCAAAGATTTTTAAATATTCAGTTCCTAAAGATGGTAAAATACATCCAACACAAAAGCCACAAAAGCTGTATAAATGGATTCTAAATAAATACGCCAATAAAGGCGATAAAATACTTGATACTCATTTAGGTTCGGGAAGTATTGCAATAGCTTGTCACGATTACGGATTTGATTTAACAGCGTGTGAATTAGACAAAGAATACTTCGACAAAGCAATAGAACGAATTAATAATCATGTAGCACAACAAAAACTATTTTAATGGCAAAACAACAAAAACCTAAACCACCAACAATTGACGAAATCGAAAAAGAAATTAAATTTTTATTAGTTTCTAAAACAGATAACGTAAGACTAAAAGAATTACAAAAAAAAATCGATTATTTTAATTGGGGTATTAAATAAAATGTTATATTTGTATTTGTAATGAAGTGAGAAGCATTACGAAATTTACCGAAAATATTATAAAGATTCCATTAGGAAAGCCCTTCTCACAATACGGCTGACTTAATGGAATTTTACTTTTTAAACTAAATAGTTTATCCGTATCTTAAAACGGTTATTATTATGGCAAAATTTGAATTAAAGTTTATTGATTGTAAAGTGGAAAATGACTATATAAAAGTGTTGGCTTGTGAAGATACGATTGGAATATACGGCAAACAATCAGGAGAATATTTTGAAATTGATTTAGACAAATCAACAGCAATAAAATTCGCTAAAACACTTCGTACTGAGATTAATAAAATAACAGAAAGCGAGGTTTCTAATGGCTAAAGAACTTCCATATTTTAAATTTGAACCAGCTGAATATTTAACTAAAGATATATCTTTTTGTTCTTTATCAGCTCAAGGTTTGTTTATAAACATTTGCTCTTACTACTGGCAAAGAAATTGTAAATTGACAAAGCAACAATTATTAAAAAGACTTAACTACCCAAATGAATTAGAAGAACTTATTTTAGAAGGCGCTATAGACTTAATTGATAATATTATTATTATTAAGTTTTTAGACTCTCAATTATTTGAAGTTGAAGGAAAAAGCAAAACTAATTCTACCAATGGTAGCAAGGGTGGAAGACCAAAGAAAAACCCAATTGAAAGCGAAATTAAACCGAAATTAAACCCAATTGAAAGCGAATCAAAAGGCATAAGAGAAGATAAGATAATAGAAGATAAAATAAAAGAAAATATTATTAATAATGCTGTTTTTGTTTCTGAATGTAAAAATTCAACACAATGGATTGAAGTAACGGCAATGCAAAATAAAATTAGTCCTGATGTTGTGAATGTTTATATTGATAATTTTGAAAATCATTTAATCACAATGCAAGAGCAAAAGAAAACTTTAAAGGAATATAAAGAACATTTTACCCATTGGTTTAAAAAACAGGATTTATCTGAATTTAGAATAAAATCATATGGTAAAACAAATCAGATATAGTTATGGAAATAAACGGATTTGAAATTGAGAATTTTAATGTATATGGAATTCCAACAGGAGCAAAAACAAGTACTTGTCCTAAATGTTCTGCAGACAGAAAAAAAAGCAAAGATAAATGTATGTCTGTTTTTTGGGATACTGGATTAGGAGCTTGCAATCATTGTGGTGAAAAAGTACAATTACATACATTTAAGAAAAAAGAAAACGTGAAACATTATGCAAAACCTATTTTAAGCAATACTAAATCAAATTACAGCGATAAATTTATAGAATACATAACTAATGTTCGCTCAATAGAAATTAACGCCTTAAAATCGTTAAAAGTTCGTGAGTCAAAAGAATGGATGCCACAGACAAAAAAAGAAGAAAACTGTATTTGTTTTGATTACTATTTTAAAGATGAATTAATAAATGTAAAGTATAGAGATGGTAAAAAGAATTTTAAACTTTTTAAAGATGCTGAAAAGATATTTTACAACTTAGATAATATTGCTACCGAAGAAACTTGTATAATTGTTGAGGGTGAATTTGATGTTTTAAGTTTTGCAACCGCTGGAGTTTTAAATGTGGTTTCAGTTCCTAATGGTTTCAATTTAAAAGGCGAATTAAATTTAGATTATATTGATAATTATTATAATTATTTTGAGAGTAAAGAGACTATATATATAGCAGTTGATAATGATGAAGCGGGACAAAAGGGGCAAAAGGAATTAATACGAAGGTTTGGTGCTGAAAAATGTAAAATTGTTGATTTTGGAGACTGTAAAGATGCAAATGATTATTTAATTAAGTACGGTAAAAATGCATTAGCAAATACAATTAAATTAGCTAAAGATGTAAAAATAGAAGGAATATTTACTATTCAAGATGTTACGGTTTCAATGCTTAATGGTTATCGTAATGGACAAAATAGAGGCGAAACAACAGGTATAAGCGAAATTGATAAGGCGTGGACTTGGAGAGGTGGAGAAGTTAATTTATGGACAGGTTACCAAAACGAGGGAAAATCTTTATTTTTAAATCAATTATGTTTAATTCGTGCGATTTTATCTGGTATAAAAGTGGCGGTTTTTAGTCCAGAAAACTTTCCTTTAGATGATTTTTACAATGATTTAATTGAAACTTACATTGGAAAATCATGCGACCCATTTTATCAAAACAATTACATGAGTGAATCGGAATATAAAGAACTTTTAACGATTTTAAGGCGTTAATTTCTATTGAGCGAACATTAGTTATGTATTCTATAAATTTATCGCTATAATTTGATTTATTATTACTTAAAATAGGTTTTGCATAATGC